TGACACTTATTGCAACTCAACAATTCTATCTTAACTTTAGAACACAATTTAAATTAAGACAACAGATTAAGAAACAGTTTGAACATTACCTTGACCCAAGACAAGTAAAAAGATTACAAGATAATCCAGAGTTATTAAAGTTAGGTGGTGAGAGAAGAAACTGTACGTTTTTATTTACAGATGTCAGAGGATTTACGAGTTTATCAGAGAGACTAGAGCCTGAAAAAGTTGCAGAGATAATGAACAAGGCTTTAACTATACAAGCTGATGCAGTAAAGAAACACGGAGGCATGGTTGATAAGTATATTGGTGATGCAATGATGGCTATATTCAATGCACCTATGGACTTAGCTGACCACGAAACTAAGGCAATAAAAACAGCTCTTGAAATAAAAAAGAATATGCAAGAAGCAGACTTAGGAATTGAAATTGGTATAGGAATAAATACAGGAGAAGCTGTGATAGGAAATATGGGAAGTGATACACGCTTTGATTATACTGCTATAGGTGATGCTGTTAATTTAGCAGCTAGATTAGAAAGTTCTACAAAAGAAGTTGGAGAGGATATAGTTATAGGACATAGCACAGCTATTAACTCTACTATGCCCACTATATTCTTAGACCCTATCCATGTAAAGGGTAAAGAAAAAGAAATTATAATATATACTATTGAAAGCCTTTAAGTTGTTTCTGTAAGTACTCATGTACACTACCTAATCTATCTTTACCGTGTCTTAGTATTGTTTTAATTAAAGGTCTGTCGTCTTGTGGTATAACATCATCAACCATATTCTCAGGTAACATACTTAATTCTGTTACTATTTTATTATCTCTAGTCAATAACACTTTGAAGCTTATTAGATTAGCCTCGTTCTTATTAATCATTTGTCTCCCCTAGGCTAGTAAAGTTGATTGCATCTTGTCTTCCTCTAAGACCTGCCTTCATGTAAGTAGTAGCTCTACCTTCAAAGAAGTTTTGATGTTCTACACCGGTAACTTCATCAATCCAACCAAGAGGATTTTCTCTTTGGTCGTAATTAGTTTTAAGTCCTAGTTGTAGTAATCTTCTATCTGCTATGTATCTGTTATATGCATACATATCTTTCTTAGTTAATCCTTGTATGTCTCCCATATCAAACACTAAGTCTAAGAACTTATCTTCAAGCTCTACCATGTGTCTACATATTTCATATAGTTCTTTTTTAAAATCATCTGTCCATATCTCTATGTTCTCTTTGATAAATTCTCTAAACAACTTGGTCATAGCTTCAACATGCATAGACTCATCACGGATAGAGTAAGTAACTATCTGTCCCATACCTTTCATCTTACCAAACCTAGGAAAGTTAAGTAGAATAGCAAAGCTAGAGAACAACTGTAGTCCTTCTGTAAAAGCTGAGTAAACTGCTAGGGTTTTAGCAATAGTTTTTTTATCAGATTTAAGAGGTTTAAACTCTCCAACATAATCGTGTTTGTCTGACATCTCTTCGTACTCTGAGAAAGCTTTGTATTCTATTTCAGGCATACCAACTGTATCAAGTAACAAGCTATAAGCATGTTGATGTATTGATTCCATGTTTGCAAAAGAACCCATCATCATTCTAGCTTCAGGTTTTTTAAAGATAGGCATATACTTATCTATGTACCCAGAAGCTACATCTACATCTGACTGAGTAAACAATCTAAATATTTGTGTAAGTAAATTCTTTTCTATAGGTGTAAGCTCTTGCCAATCCTTTACATCTGTGTGCATAGGTACAGACTCAGGCATCCAATGCATTTGGTTTTGTAGTACATAGTAATCAAACATCCAAGGATATTCAAACGGTTTGTAGTAATCTCTAGTTTTTAGTAAACTCATAAAAATCTCCTTTTAATATTGATAATAATTCTGTAGCTTCAGCATATTCTTTTAACAAACCATCTACTGTTCCTACTATATCAGGATGGTCAGCTACACCTACTTGCATTTCAAATAGTATATTTAAATTTACTTTAGCCTCTTGTTGTTTTGCTTTATATTTTAAACTTAAAGCTTTATATATTTCTTCTTTCATATGTTATCCTTCACATGCGATACATTCTGTATCTTCTAAATTTATTCTTGGTACTTTAACATTGACATTCTCTACTGCACGAGCAGCATTAGAACGGAAATAGTAAAGTGATTTAAGTTTGTTCATACCATACCAGTGCACATCATTAACATACTGCATGTAGTCATCATGTACATCTTGAGGCTCTGTAGCCTTTGGTAAAGTAAAAAACAGATTAACTGATTGTGCTTGACACACAAACTGTTGTCTTTGATGAGCATGTTCTACTATCCAAATTTGATTTATTTCGTTAGCAGTTTTAAATATTTCTTTCTCATCATCATTAAGTATATCTAAGTGTTGTACCGAACCATCACTACCTGATATATCTTTCCATATAAGTTCCAACTCTTTACTTTTTAAACCTTTAGTCTTTAAAAGCTTTTCTAAGTATTTATTCTTAACTTGGTAACTTCCGGATAAAGTCTTGTGAGTATAGCAGTTAGCCCTGTAAGGCTCAATACTAGGAGAAGTCCCACTACAGATGATACCACTACTAGCATTAGGAGCAATAGCAAGGAGGTTAGCATTACGCCTACCACTACCATGAATATCAGGAGCCTCACCCCTTTCAATAGCCAACTCTTTAGTAGCATTGTTTGCTCTGGACTTGATATAAGTAAACGCTTTGTGGTTGAAACCAGTTGCAAAAATACCTTCGAAAGGTATGCCCCTAGATTGTAGATAAGCATGAAAACCCATAGCACCGAGACCGAGACTGCGTTCTCTATACGCTGAATAGGCAGACTTTGTATAGCCTTCTTGACCCTCCTTAACATATTTTTGAAAGCGTTTAAAATTTGCACTATATTCTCCTAACTGCGTTGTGTCTATTGCGTTGTCAATGTAGTGTTGTAAAACATTGTCAAGCATTGTTATTAAATCTTGTATAAAGTTATCGTCCTTTGACCAATCATCAAAGTGTTCTAAGTTGACAGAAGATAAACAACATACTGCTGTTCGTTCTTCATTGGTAGGTAGTGTTATCTCAGAGCATAAATTACTTTGTCTGATTTTTAACCCTAAATCTTTTTGTCCTTTTGGTAATGCTTCGTTACATTTATCTATGTTTACCATGTAAGGCTCACCTGTCTCTGCCCTAGCATTTATTATCTGCCACCATAAATCTCTTGCATTAACTACGCGAACAGCTTCGTTAGTCTTAGGGTCTATTAGTCTCCAGTCTTCATCGTTTTCTACAGCCTGTAAGAATGAGTTAGTTATGTTGACACCGTTATGAAGATTAAGATTCTTCCTGTTAATATCTCCACCTGATTCTTTACGCATGTTAATAAACTCTTCTATCTCTGGGTGACTGATATCCATGTAAGCAGCATAGCTTCCTCGTCTTGTAGTGCCTTGGTTGAAGGCTAACATCTGAGAATCAACTACATGCATGAAAGGAATACTTCCAGTAGAACGACTGCCATGAGCAGTAGATATACCGTTACTTCTAATATCTCCCCAATATCCACCAATGCCTCCACCTGAACTTGCCAACCATATATTCTCGTCATAATGAGCAGATAACCCACTCCTACTGTCAGGAACATAATTAAGAAAACAACTGATAGGAAGCCCACGGCTTGTTCCTCCGTTACTAAGTATAGGAGTGCTAAACATGAACCAACGAGAGGAACTGTAGTCATAAAGTCTTTGAGCAAGTTCAAAGTTTGTCTCACCTTTGAAGGTGGCTCCGAAGACGGAGGCTCTTGCGAGGGCTTCTTGTGCATGTGTTTCATTCTCCCAAAAGTATCTATCTTTTAATGTATCAATACTAAATTTATCAAACTGTTTCTCTTTATTATAATCTATTACAATTCCTAAGTAAGGTTTTTTCCCTATCTTATCTTCAACCATTGTTTTTCTCCTCATCTAACACGTACATAGTTATGATAGCGTAGTGTATTATTTTCATTAATTCTTTTTTCTTATTATCTTTCTTTCCAAACCTCATAGCATATTTCATAATGTTACCAATACCAAAACTCTCTCCGTGTCCTGCATCTATAATCATATCTGTTGCTTGATATTTACCGTTACCATAATGGGCTTCATAAGTTCTATCTACATAAGTTTTTATTTCTCTTAACACTTGGTCTTCGTTAAATTTATATTTCATGTCCTCCATTCCTTTGGTAATGTTTCTTCACTATACCATATAAAATTGTTTGTCTCTGCCCATTCAGCATGTGTTCTTTTAGTTCCGTCTTTTCTTTTCTTAGCCTGTGGCATAGGAGACAAAGGCTTTTGAAATAGAAACACTAACTCATAGTTTTCAGGTAGTGCTTCTCTTATATGTATGTACTTACTATACTCTGCATAGTCCCAGAATCTACCTTTAGCTTCTAGTAATATTGTCTTACCATCTATAACCTTAACAAAGTCAGGCTCATACTTATGCTTAACTACATAACTAATGTTATCCCAATGATGTTTCCATTGTTGTAGTATTGTGTCGTGTAAAACATATTCCCATAAGCTGTCATATCCTTTAGGGACATTTGTCTTCTTTGGTCTAGGCTTTCTTGGTACTCTTCTAACCACTTAGTTCTTCCAGAGTTATATCAGGATTTCTTTTCACCTGTTTATAAAACCATCGAAGACTGTAAGCACTTATCATAAACTTATTGTTAGCAAAGATATGTGTTTGTTCAGGTAAGAACTCTTGTAGATTTTTCTTACTAATCTTAGTAGCGTCTTCACCTTCAGGAACCATAGTTCTTATCCAATCTATTAACAAAGCTTCTGCTTTTCTTCTTAACTGTTTAGACTTTCTCTGGTGCATAATTTTTTACAAGTTTCCAATAATTTAAAATACTATTAAACATTTCTCTATGTTTAGTTTGAGATTCTTTATCCCATATATGACAAGCTATAAGCTCTGTGTCTTCTCTATCAACAAAGATAGATACTCTTTCAACATCATCAAAGCCACAGCCTTGTGCATAAGCAGACAACTGCATACCGTGTTCATCGTATACTAATTTAGATGGGTCTTTACCTTCTAAGTTATCTTTAGTTTTAAAGTCTACAAAGATACCAGACTTAGAATATAAATCTATCTTACCACCATAACCTAAGTCAGCACAGAAGGAAGCTTCAGCTATCCACTCTTCATCAGGAAACATTTCATCTAAATAGTTTTGAATAACACAATATGTTTCTGTCTTCTCTTCACCAAGAAAACCTCGTTCAATCATAGCGTGAATCTTTGTACCTTTTTCTGCTGCTTCTTGACCTATTCTTTTAGAGTCTTGCTTACATCTGTATGCAAACTCTTCGGTAGTTTCTAAAGAGTCTTTCTCTAAAGTAAGAGCAGAGTTAAGTGCTTGATTAATTTTCCAATTCTCTAGTTGAGGCTTGGCTATCATACTAAGAATAGTAGTTACTGAAGGTACTAGCTGTTCTTTTCTTGCATCTCTAAGAGTAGTGTTTCTTTCTTTACCATTAGCACCAACGATAGTATACATTGGTTCGCCTTTTTGCGTGTACCAATGACCAGATTCCGACTTAAATTTATTAGCCGACAGTTTATTATATACTTCTTGACTAGAACTGTCAAGTGTTTTTTCATTTTTTTCCATCTTCTGAATCCTTAAATGCTTTTATTACATCTGATGAGAATAATTTCTGTAGATTTACAAGGAACATTTTACTTGCGTTGTGGTCTCCACCTGATACAGTTTTAAAAGTATCAAG